AATATTATATAGATGGCCGCGGTATGGAGTCCGATGTGAAATTACCATGCTATACCCCCAATGCTTTCTATGGTATAAATGGGACTCCAGACTCCGCAACATATGAGAGAAGTTGAGAGGCATTTTTTGAGTCCTGGGTTTCTTACCATAGCTGCTCCTGGGTTTCTATAAAAACCCATATACCTTAACAAATAAACATAACCAGATATTTCCTTAACAATATTTTCTCCTAAATATTATTTATAATACTTTCATTACCATCAAAATTATTTTCATAATTTATGCTTATTAACAATAATTAATTAAATTATTGCTTGTTCATCTTCTTCCTTGTTCATCTTATTCCTTGTTCATATTCTTCAACCGGCGTCGCTGCGCGGCCATATTTCTCTATATGGATTCTCAATTAGCTAATCCCCCAAACGCATTTAATTATATAGAGTCTCAGAGGGATGAATATCAGCTTTCCCATGACCTAACTGAGATCGTTCTGCAGTTTCCGTCAACGGCGGCACAATTAACGGCGAGACTCAGTCGCAGTTGCATGAAGATCGATCATTGCGTTATCGAGTACAGGCAGCAGGTGCCAATTAACGCGACTGGTACAGTGATAGTGGAGATTCACGACAAGAGGATGACTGATAATGAATCATTACAATCGTCGTGGACTTTTCCGATCAGGTGTAACATAGATCTCCACTATTTTTCAGCTTCCTTCTTCTCTCTCAAAGACCCAATCCCTTGGAAACTCTATTACAGAGTTTCTGATACGAATGTTCAACAGCGTACCCACTTCGCAAAATTCAAAGGGAAGCTGAAATTATCGACCGCCAAACATTCCGTCGATATTCCGTTCAAGGCGCCAACGGTAAAGATCCTTTCCAAACAGTTCTCCGCTAAAGACGTTGATTTCTCACATGTAGACTATGGTAAATGGGAAAGGAAACTAATTAGGTCCGCATCCATGAACAGATTTGGGCTTCCAGGCCCAATAGAAATAAGGCCAGGGGAGTCGTGGGCGACCAGGAGTACCATAGGGCCCGTTAACGAAGATGCGGACTCACAGTCCAATAACGAACAGACACCTTACAGAGAGCTGCACAGGTTAGGGTCCACTGTACTGGATCCAGGTGACTCGGCATCAATAGTAGGGGCCCATAGGGCTGAGTCCAACATTACCATGTCTATGGCCCAATTAAACGAACTGGTTAGGACAACGGTCCAAGAATGTATCAAGAGTAGTTGTAATGGTCCTCAACCAAAAATATTTAAATAATATTTTTTCTTATTCAAATTTTCCTGTTATTATTGATTATCCAATATAATCAAGGTCATACGATACATAAGTGGATGCTTTAGACACAGTATCCGATACCCATGAGTAATAAACTAACAGGGCATTCTTGTTTATGTTGTCATAAACACCCTTACATGAATCCAAATCAAGATCTTTAAAACTGGCCCAACAATTAAAACGCCTATTAGACAGAGCAGTGGATCCTTCAATATCCACCATGACGTTATCTTTCTCGACGGACAGTACCCGTTTAATTACATGCCGTATGTAGTAACGATCCTTCAACGCGGGAACTATAGACAGGGTTCCATGGCTGTGGATTATCGCACCAAATAGTTCGTCAAACGTATGTAGGCATCCAGATGCAGTCAAATGAGGTTTTCGGTCAACGACTATGACCAATGAGAACACCCCTTCCGTGTTGGGAATCGAACCATCCATAGCCACGTCAGTAGGAACTCGTTCGATCTTCACCGTGCCCTTGAAACGCAATCGTTTCAGCTTGATGTACGACCTGGTTCGATTGGGTTCAGTCTTGCCCAGATTAGGATAGGAGATATAGGTCGAAATGGCTGTGTTGTGGGCCATTGTAAATTCCGACCCATATTGATTCTCGTGGATGCGTTGGGTCGACATTCTGGGTTCATCTTCTCTTTTCACATTCAGTGGCTGTAGTCGTCTTCCTCCATAACGCTTACCAGTGGAATGTCGTTTGAATAATGGGGTCCGTGAGTTTCCACGTGCTTGAATGTAATTCGATCCACGTCTACTCTTTAAACTGTACATTTTCAATAGGTTAAATTTAAAAAATAATAAATATTTTTTCCTATACGAATTTTACCCAGACTAGTAAACGCTATTATATAGGAATTACTAAAACTATTTAATTTTCTAAATTAAATAGGCTATACATATTATTTCCCATTGGTACACGTGAAAACCCAATTATTTTCCCAGACGGATAGGGTCCTCCTACAACTTGCTCACTAAGTTGTCACAATTATCTAGACTACTCAGCCGCAAAATAATTGGAAGAAAATAAAAGGGCAACTTTAATTCAAGTGCGCGACAGGTAGTCAAAAATGCGCAAAAGTTGGGACACGTGTTGGACGAAGAGCGCTCCACGAAGGGGACTCGGTGGCAGGGGGTCGTAAATAGCTCGGGACTCCAGGGGCAAAATGGGAACGCGAAAAAGGTACGGCTCCAGATCCAACGGCTGAAAAGGCATACCGGGACTTCGCGCGGCCATCAGT